AAAGGACAGATGTTCTTTGGTCCTCCACTAGGAGTCCAGCGATACGATAAGTTTAAGTATCCTATATTTGACAAGTTAACACAGACACAGTTAGGTTTCTTTTGGAGACCAGAAGAAGTATCTTTACAGAAAGACAGGGCAGATTATCAAACGTTAAACAATGCACAGAAACACATATTTACTAGCAATCTCAAGTATCAAATCCTCTTGGACTCCGTACAAGGTCGTGGTCCTGGTATTGCTTTCGCTCCTTATTGTTCCTTACCTGAGTTAGAATCTGCTATGAGTATTTGGCAGACTATGGAGATGGTTCATAGTAGGTCATACACTCACATTATCAAGAACGTGTACCCTGACCCTTCAGACGTGTTCGATAAGATATTGAGTGATGATAAGATCCTTGCAAGGGCACAGTCCGTTACAGGGGCATATGATGACTTCTTACAGGCAGCATCTGAATGGGGTTCTGGTAGACAGTGGCAACATGCTTTAGAAGACACACCTAATGCAAAGGATGAACTCTATGAATTAAAGAGAAAACTATACAAAGCAGTAGCAAATGTATACATTTTGGAAGGGATTAGATTTTATGTTAGTTTCGCTTGTAGTTTTGCTTTTGGTGAGCTTAAGTTACTTGAAGGTTCTGCTAAGATCATATCATTGATAGCAAGAGATGAGTCACAGCATATGGTTATCACTCAAAACATTCTTAAAAAATGGCAAGAGGGTGATGATCCAGAGATGAAACAGATTGCTGAAGAGGAACGTGATAATGTTTATAAGATGTTTGAGAACACAGTTCTAGAAGAGAAGGAATGGGCAGAGTACCTATTCAAAGATGGATCTATCATTGGTCTTAATGATAAACTTCTTTCTAACTATGTTGAATGGACTGCTAACCGTAGATTAAAAGCGATTGGTTTCGATGCAATCTTTGATACACCATTAGCAAACAATCCATTACCTTGGACTGCACACTGGTTGTCTTCTAAAGGACTACAAGTAGCACCACAAGAGACAGAGGTGGAGTCGTACATGATAGGGAGCATTAAACAAGATGTCAAAAAAGACACGTTCGCAGGGTTTCAGTTATAACTTTGAAATTGCCTTTGGCAAAGGAAAAGATACAACTTTACAAAAGATAAAGAGGTGGATCAATAAACAGAAACCACCTCTCAATACTATTTTGAAATATCTTTTTTCATACATAGAAAAATGGTACTGGGACGGTAAAGTCTTGGATACTATGGCAGGTGTTGACTTAGAAACCAAAAAATTACATGAACTATGGGAGGAAAATGACAGAGAACTTACCCCACACGTCGTGGAGAGAGGAGTATTTGGAGACGACGGGTGGTCTATCGAAATTTCAAACCCAGCTTTTGAAAGAGGGACCGAAGTCTCTGTCCCAAAGTTGGTTACTCCAAGCAATGTACGGTCAGTGGAAAAAGAGAAAGGGAATCAAAGACCCAGAACCACCAAACTGTCAGAGCAGCATGAAGGAGTGGGAAGAGTCAATCAAGAAATACCAGACCCGTGGGACTAAGTAATGGATCTTTGGAAAAATTATAAAACCGTTGTATCAGATGTCTTTCCTGATATAGAATTTGTTGAAAGACATGCTGAATGGACTAATGATAAGGGTGTAAACCTAACTGCAGATCTGTATAAAGGTGAACACTTAATCAAGTCAAGACAAGTTGAAATTTGGGATGATAAATCTTGTAGCATCCACAACAATATAATATACCCTAAGACAGGATCTAATTTACCCTGTTTTGGTATGGATCTCATGGGAATGAGTGACAAGAGAGTTGTCATTGTGTTTGATTTTCAACATCCTGTGGAAAAATACCTATTTTATACACCAGAATTACCTAAAGTAGAGGGAACCTATAGGTTCTTTGAAGCAGGTAATCATTTTTCAGACAACCTTATTGTTAGATATTGTCAACCTGATGAAGTAGATGAATACCTACCATTGTTTGAAAAATATCTGAGGTTTTATAAAAATATGTTGAATGAGAGTCAACCAACTGGTACTGACACATCAGAGTACATAGACTTTGACAAGTATATGATAAGACTTGACCCTATCTCAGGGTATTTGTCTAATAGATTTGGCAAAGAAGAGGCTCATACTCTAATTAAAGAATTCTTTTTCAGTTATGCTTAAAAATGATTAAAGATTTATCCGATATTATCCGCAAGCATCAAAAAACTCTACCTAACATAGAGGAAATGGATGTTGCTGATAAGTTTAAAGAAGTCTATAAAGAAACAGAAGATGGCAATCTAGTCATTGAGAATGAAATGCACATGTGTACTGGATTACGTAAGGTACACATGGAAATTGCTAATCTGGGAGCACTAGATATCATTCATTGTATCTGGTATCCTGATCCAGACTTCGATCTGCCTATTTTTGGTGCTGATATTGTATCTAATAGGAACATTGTTACTGCTGCTATCACAGATATTTCTCCTGTAGGTGACCTAGAACACCCAATCTATGAAGAGATAGAGGATATTAGCAGGATGCATAGTTTTAAACACAACAGAGATATACCTGCATGGGGTGAGATCTTCTCCCCTTACTGTAAGTTTGCTAGATTGGAAACCGATGAAGAGAAAAGCACATTTTGTAAGGTAGTTGACCAGTATCTAGATGCATTTGTGGGTGCTGTGTGGAAATCTACTATTGATTACAATGGAGCAGAACAAAGAAATGAAGCACAGATAAACTATTGTACAAATCAGAAGAAGAACGACAAAACTAGAAAGATTCTTACCAATTATTTTGGTGACAAGTGGGCAGAGAATTATATCAATCAAGTCTTATTTGACGAGCCATAAATAAGGTGATGATATGATGCAACAGTGGCACAGAAACATGATGTACAAAAGGATGTTGAAGAATATCCAAATCCCTGGCAATATATGGGTACCATTTTTAGTGGGACTGATCTTGGGGACTACTATGGTTTTGTTTATAAAATTACCTGTCAAACAACCAACCGTTGCTACATCGGAAGAAAGTATTTCTGGCAGAAACGAAAGCCTAGAAGTAATAATTCAACTAAAAAGCGGAGAAGAGTTACAAGTGAGAGCAACTGGAAGAACTACTATGGAAGTTCTGAAGAGCTTAAAGCAGATAGAAAAATACTTGGAGACTCAGCGTTCAAAAGAGAAATCTTATCCCTCCATACCACCCCAGGAAGAGTCAATTATGAAGAAACAAGACAACTCTTCCTTCATGACGTTCTAACTGAGGCACTTGACAACGGAGAACCAGCATATTATAATTCTAATATACTAGGAAGGTACTATCGTAAAGATTATTTTACTTGTGATTAAAAATTTCATATATATTAAAAATGACTGAACCTCATATGAGTTTTCCTGCACCAAAGTATTTAAAATATGATCCTTGGTTTGGTCCTGCTGTTCTTTCAGAAGAACAACAAAAATATATGCTTGCTGAATTGGAAAGAGATAATATTTTGATACCTTTAAGAGAAGAAAAAGCAGATGTTGACAATATCCATAAAGTGATGTATAATCTAGCTACCCAATGGAAAAAACGATTGGGTGGAGGATCCGAAAGTTATTGGATCTGACGTGAAATTGACCTTTGAGGAGAGATGATTAACCTAGAAGAAAAATTTGAATCCTACATCAAACATGGTAGTAGTAAGGGTTTTCGTATAGATGGTGTTATTGAACCAGTCACGGGGTATGGTTACCATTGTGATGGTTCCGACATCGTTGGGTACTGGGTTAACACTAGAAATTATAAACTGTACTATAATATGAACGAACAGTTCATAAAAATGGAACCTTTAAATGAACACAGCAACTTAACATGAAAATATTTTTAGATACAGCAGACATTAATGAGATTCGTGAGCGTTGGGACACTGGTATTATTACTGGTGTAACTACTAACCCAACTCTTGTTCGTAAAGCAGGTGGTAAGTATGTAGATCTTGCCAAATCAATCCTAGAGGAGTTTCCAGAGATTGAATCTCTTTCTTTGGAAGTCTCTGGTGAAAGTTACATGGATTTCTTGCGTAACATGGGTGATTTTTATCTTGGTCATCCTTCAGTTACATTGAAAATTCCTTGTACAAGAGAAGGTCTTAGATTTGTTACGCATTGTGCAGAGAATGGAGTACCAACTAATGTAACATTATGCTTCAGTGCTGCTCAGGCAGTAATGGCAGGTCTTTCTGGTGCTACTATGATCTCACCATTCGTAGGTCGTATGAATGATAACTCTTTTAGTGGTGTTGAACTTGTTCGTTCTATCTCACAACTATATAAACAGCATGGAGTAGAGACTAAGGTCTTAGCAGCATCATTAAGAGATGCTCATCATGTTTCTAGGTGCCTTCTTGCGGGTGCTGATATAGTAACACTACCTCCTAGCACCTTTGATAAGATGTATGATAGTGTACTAACTCGTGAAGGGTTAGAAATATTCAAAAACGATTTCAAGGAGATGGGAGGTTAATGACATTCACCGTATACTCTAAACAGGGATGCCCTTATTGCGAAAAATTTATCGCAATTATTGAATACGAAGAACTAAAACATGTTGTTTATGAACTAGAAAAGGACTTTACCAAAGAGCAGTTCATTGCTGAGTTCGGTGAAGGTTCTACATTTCCACAAATTGTGGTGAATAGTCAAAAATTAGGTGGTTGCCGAGAGGCAATTGAATATTTACAAGAAAATAAAATTGTTGCATGACATGATTGAATTAACTGAGGCAGAATTTAAAGGAGACCTAGCCAAATATACTACACGTATAGAACATGGTGAGGACTTCCTTATTAAAAAAGAAAGTGGTGAAAAATATATTGCCACTGACATTGAAAAATTCAAAAACCCTTGTGACATATAATAAAGTGGCACACCCCCTTCCCAAAAGGAAGATGAGGTGCTACAATTACAAGGTAAACAAAAAAACTCATGACCGCAACCGTAATCTTTGAAAGATTCCCCTATCGTTACGTTCAGTGTGGAACCCTTGATATCAATGGTTTACCAGACTATCGTATATTAAAATACAATGAGGTAACTAGGAGTTACCAAACAATGTACTATCTTGATAGTCAGATACAATTAGATTGCTGTCTTGAAGATCCTGAGTACACTAAGTGGTTAGACCCAGACCCTGAAGTGGGTGCTTATCCTAACAAATCCGATTCCGTAAAAAACGAAAACTATGTCAATACAATCTCATCTTGAAAGTGCTGAAGAATCTATTCGTCAGGCACTAGTAGAAGCGTTAGCAGAAAAGAAAGATGGAACTCTTTCAGGACTGTTTGATCTTCTTAAGACTGTTAAGAAACTTAAATCAAATAATATTGATTATGATTTCACCAATGATCTCGTATTCAATTCTGATTACATAAATGACACTGCTAGTATCGGTGATATTAAAATCGATACTAATGTTGGTGCAGATATTATTAGTTTCCCCACACCAGAAGGTTCTGTAGATCTTACTAACAATATTGAATTGAATCTATAGATGAAATACGAGAACAACTTCAGTGTAATGTTCTCTGTCCCACCGTTAATGCAAGCATTATATCCCCATGAGGATTTTGATGACATCGTTAACTATATAAAAGGATTACAATATGGAACTAATAATAAGTGTCACGACAATTCAAAGTCAATAGACACATTTGTTCTCAATAAAGACATTCTTAGTAATCTCAATGAGTTTATCAAAGACTGTGTTAAAGAGTATACTGATAAAATCTTCGTTACTGATCAGAAACTTAATGTCACACAGTCTTGGGTAAACAAAACTAAGATAGGACAAGAACATCATTACCACTATCATCCAAATAGTATTCTTAGTGGAGTATTCTTTTTGCAGTCAGGTGGTGAAAACATAGCACCAATTAAATTTTTAAATAATAGGAACGATGCCTTTCGTTTAGAATTTAAAAAGAATGTTAATCCATTTAATGAATTCAATCAATCATCATACGAGTATCCTTCCCAACCTAGGGTATTAGTATTGTTTCCTAGTTATATTCCACATTGTGTACCATTAAATACTGGTGATGATAGATACAGTCTTTCTTTTAACACCTTTCCATCAGGTTCATTTGGGAGTAAAACGGGTTTAACATATGCCAATTTGGAAAAGGAGGTTTAACACCTCCTTTTTTTATGGTTATAAATATTTCTAGCTTAGAAAAAGTGTCTTCAGGACTAGAAGTATGTCAAAAATTCTCGCAAATCAAATTGCTAATTACGGGGACAATTCTCCTGTCGAGGTAAAGGAAGGAGTAAACATCCCTGCTGGTAAACCAATACAAGCATCAGGTGCTGCGGGATCTTCGGGACAACTGCTATCCTCTACTGGTTCATCTATAGCATGGATAGATGCTTTTGATAGAAGTTATAATAGTCTTACTAATCTACCAAATATACCTGCAGCACAGGTTAATTCAGATTGGAATGCTGTTGGTGGCATTGCTTCAATTTTAAACAAACCAGTTATACCTCCACAAAATTCTGTAACTGTAGTCAATGCTAGTGGTAGTGGTAATTTATCATTCAATGGTGTAAATGGTGAGTTTACATTCACACCAACAGATCTCTCCTCGTATGCAACAACAACTCAACTTACTAATGCAGTAGCAAACTCTTCTCAGTGGGATACATCATATGGTTGGGGTAACCATGCTAGTGCTGGTTATGCAACAACTGGTGATGTTGCTACTGCTGTAGGAAATTCTAGCAACTGGGATACTGCATATGGATGGGGTGATCATAGTATTGTAGGATATCTAACATCAACTACCGATACACTACAGGAAGTTACTGCAAGAGGTGGTAGTACAACAGAACAGATTATTGCTAACGGTGGTATTAGAGCACTCAATCTTACTAGTGGAACTGTAAATGACCTTGAATTTAAACACGATAATAATACTAGTAAATCCTTTATTTCTCACACAAATACTACAGATAATTTCTATGTTGAGTCAGTCACTTCCCTATACTTAAATGCGGGTAGAGATGGTGATCCAGGTGCTTTATATTTTCAGTATAATGATTCTACTAAACTAACTGTAACTTCTGCTGGTGTTCAAGTTGGTGATCTTTATGTTTCTGGAACTACTGATCTAACAACAGGTGATCTTGCTGACGTTGATCTTACTATTGGACCTACTGATGGTCAAGTTTTAAAATGGGATGACACTAGTAGCAAATGGAAGGCAGCAAATGACCTTCAAGGATCTGGTGCTGGATTATCATTAGCAGATTTCTCTGTTACTACACTTACAGCAGGAACTAATGCACTTACATATAACCCTGTTAATGGTGTATTCTCATATACTCCACCCGATTTCAGTGATTATGATACAGCATTTGGTTGGGGAGATCATGCTCAAGGAGGATACTTAACCAGTGAAACTGATCCTGTATTCTCTGCTCATGTAGCATCAAATATTTTACAGACAAATATTAATAACTGGAATGCAGCACATGGTTGGGGTAATCATGCCAATATGGGGTACTTGATTGCTTCAGATACTGACAAAACTAATTGGAATACTGCATATGGTTGGGGAGATCATGGTAGTGCAGGGT